CTGATATAGCACTCGTACTGTTCATAGGCAGCAGAGGTCTCACCATATCGTGACTTAATATGCTTCAAGAACTCTTTTGAGACCGTTAAAACGGACTTTTCGCCTGATGCCTCGCCATAGTACCATTTATCGTACTTCTTCTGGACTTCCTTACGGCCTTTAGGACCGGGAACGGATGAAGAGAAGGAGAATGTCTTTCCCTCTCTCATAACCCTTATTCGCCATCTCTGGCCATCCCATTTAGGACTGTTCATTTATTTTGCTCCTTAGCAAGTAAGTATTCCGCATACTTCTCAAGCTCTCTTTTGCTGCTTAACGATAGCTTCTTATATGTATCAATTATAGAGTTTGGAGAAATATACTCAGGCTGATCATTTCTTATTACGCTTCGTGTTCTCGTGCAAAAGTATTCTTCTAATGGATCCGACATCGATTTCGGTGCTTTACTTGCAGCTTTTATAGCTTCCATGCCTTCATTATCAACAAGAGCAAGTTCATCAATCATCGCTTTTATCTCTTCACCATCTGTCTGAAAGAGATCAAGAGGACTTACTCCGAGAACTTCGGCAGTCTTCTGTATCTTATCTGTGGGTATATTACTTCTGCCGATCTCGATCTTGTTGATGGATGATCTGTTCTTAAAACCAAGAGCACGAGCTAACTCTTCCTGGGAAAGACCTTTTTCCATTCTAAGTCTTTTTAAGTTTTTTCCGAACTGTTTCTTTGATTCTTCTTTATTCATAATGGGCCTCCGTCTATGACAATTTTATTACATTGTCCCAATTTGTCAACAAAAACGGAAAATTATGTTGACACATTGTACACAAAGCGGTATAGTCGAGTTGTGGACAAGTTGTCCCGAAAATTTGAGAAAGGAAGGTGAACCCATGAACAACGTGAAGCTGAAAGAAGTCATCCAGAACAGTGGCATCAAGGTGTCTGCTCTCGCTGATAAGATAGGAATATCACGTCAGAGCCTGCACATGAAGCTCAATGGTGAGAGGAACTTCGATCAGGGTGAAATTATGTCACTAAAGACACATCTCCATCTTTCTGATGATCAGTTTATTGAGATTTTTTTTAGTGACGGTGTGGACAGATTGTCCCAAAAGGAGACAGTATGACTGCTTCCGGAGGTCTCTATCCGTCACTTGGTCGACATTTCAAGTCAATGACCGAACTTGCTCACGCAGCGAACAGATCCAGAGATTATGTGCATCGCTGCTTAAACGGACAGAGGGACTTCACCAGAGCAGACAAGAAGGCAATCTCAGCTCACATCATAACGGAGCTTCTCAGGTCAAAGACGTATGACTATCAGGATCTGGAGAACGCGATGACAGCTTATGAAGGAAGCTTTGACGAAATCTATCGGAGAAAGGATGCAGTATGAAGAAGCAATATCTCGACATTTTATTCATCATCTCGATAGCTTTCGCAATTATCTTCACGATGTACTTCATGACTCTTGATTCCATCGAGCAGAACAGTCAGAAGACAGTCGCAGAAGTAGCGGAGATGGTTAAGCCTTATGAGATGCTCCTGACTCCAGCTCCATCGGCTACTCCGACACCCACAATGACACCCACACCACTGCCGACACTCTCACCAACACCGACACCGATCTGTCTTATGTCTAACCAGGAATACTACAACGAGTGCGTTGCACGAGGACTGATCACTCCGGCTAATGACTACGATGACAGGATCACGAAGGAGAGAGGCGGATATATGGGCCCGTCAGGCCGTGAGACTTACTACAACCTCAATATGTCTCTGTGTGTCGCTTACATGAGAGACCTCGGCTATGACGAAATTGAATATCCGTACTGGATCAGAGATGACGGTGCCAAGATGCTCGGCAATTACGTCATGTGTGCAGCTAATTGGAGCATCAGACCAAAGGGAACGATCCTGGAAACATCACTCGGAGATGCAATCGTAGTGGACACAGGAGATTTTGTTCTCGATTACCCATACGGAGTTGACCTTGCAGTCGACTGGTAACAAAGAAAGGAAGGAAATCAATGAACGGTTTAGAAGTCATTTATATGGTTTTAGTCGGAGTAATAGGAGCACTGATCGGAATGGTCGTAGAGCTCATGGTCGACAACCATACCATCGAAGATCTCAGGGAACGTAACCACAAGTTGAAGCTTGAGAATGAGCAGCTCAGAAGAGCAAGCAAGACAGAAGTAATTGAAATAGTCGATAACACAGTCGCTAAAGATGTTAAGTTCGGAGGTTTTTGATATGGATTACGAAATTTATAAAGGTATCACATCACAGGGCAGAGAGAAGACATATCTGGTCTTTAACTTCTATCTCTCAAATTTAGAGCCGTGTAGAGATCAGGCTAAGAGATATTTTAGGGCTTCTAAAAAGCACATCAAGCTTGAGGTCGGCTATGTCATCAATGACGAGCTCTATCTGAAGAAGGTCAGAGAGCCTTTCCCTCCGGAGAGCACGATTGTGAGGGTTGCGTACTATGTATGAGCCTCCCATTCATGTCGATTTTTTCAATCTGGAACCACAGATAAGATCATTCACCGAAAAGATAAATGAAGGCTACGAAAATCGAATAGTAGCCACTATCCAAGAAAAGATAAATGTTCAAGTGAACAAAGAAGAGCTGATAAAAGCTCTTGCTTATGACCGGGACCAGTACAACAAGGGCTACAAAGATGCAAAGTCCACCTTTTATAAGAAAGGACACTGGGAACCAATACCGTGTGCAGACAGATATAGATGTTCCTGTTGTAAATCAGTTTCCAATCTTGTTGTAAGTGCTTTCGGAATAGTAATAGACGGTTTAAGCCCATTCTGCCCTGATTGTGGTGCAGATCTCAGAGAAGAGGAAGGTAATGACAATGGCTAATATTTACGAAATCAAAAACGAATTTAATACACTCTGGTCCATCCTGGAAGACGAGCTTGTCGATGATGAAGCTCTCGTGGGTGCTTGGGAGACTGCAACAGAAGATCTCGCAGAGAAGCTGGAGAACTGCTGCAAGTACATCAAGAACGAGGAAGCAGTTATTGCAGGCCTCAAGGAAGAGGAAGAGCGACTCAATGCCAGAAGAAAGGCTAAAGAGAACGCTATCAAGAGACTCAAGCAGCTCATGCAGGATGCCATGACAGCAGCAGGAGAGAAGAAGCTCCCTTGCGGTACCTTTACTGTCTCCATCCAGAACAATGCTCCGTCAGTGGTTATGGATGAGCAGTATGTCGAGAATGTTCCTGCCGAGTATCTCAGATTGAGAGAACCGGAGGTCGATAAGAAAAAGATCCTCGAAGCGTTGAAGGATGGAAAGAACCTCGACGGCCTTGCTCATCTCCAGCAGACAGCATCATTAAGGATCAGGTGATTCCTATGAAGCATTACAGAAACTTAAACGGATGTGTCTCAAGGATGCACCGTGTGATTTACGAGGCCTATGACAAGGGCTATGCACAGGGCCGTAAGGACTACGAAAGAACGAAAGGCTCCTGGATGGAAGTACCACAGAAAAAGTATACGAGCTTCAAGTGTTCTAACTGTAAGAGCATGGTCATAGCAAAGTATCTCTTCTGTCCTCACTGCGGTTCACCTATGTCGGAGGAAGCTTATGACAAAAGGGATGAATAAATATCACGTTTATAGGTTCGGAGTAGGAAGTGGCTGCTATGCCAGAAACTACAAAAGAGACTTTGTTGGATCCACATGGGCCGTATCAGATAAGCAGGCCATCAATCAGGTTAAGTGGAGAGAGCAGAAAAAGTATAACTTCAATCTTCTCGAACCTATCCATGATTCGCTCGGCATGGGATATGTGACTTTCTATCTGAAAGCTTTCAAGGCTTCGGAGGATCCCTATGTCGAAGCAGGATGACATCAAACAGTATCTCAAATTATTAGAGACGATAAAAAACTCAAGAAAGGAAGGTACAAAGAACATGGGTATTCCCATAACTAAAGGCAAGGTCGAGACTGCCAAGAAGATCGTGCAGTATGGTCCGGAAGGCATCGGTAAGTCAACACTGGCTTCCTGCTATCCTG